CACCACCGGATAAGCCTTGATCTCGCGTATGAGGCGGGCTAACCCTTCAGTAAGATTTTTCTCAAAAAACACCACTGTTTCTTGAAGATTGTTCAAGTTATAAGAAAAGCAGTAACTTTCAAATTCATCTCCAACAAGATCAAATCGTTCTTTAGGGAATGTAAAATTAAAGCGTATTTTCCTTGCCTCGGCAAGTTCAAACAACGGTTCAAAAAAACCTTCAGGCTGTAAACGCGTCCAAAGTTCTGAATTTCCACAGTAAATCTCACCTTGTTTTAAAAATTGCTGAACCCCTTGATTATTACGTTGATCAAAAAAGCAAGCAAAATGCAGTGCGTTTTCAAAATCTGTTCCTTTAAATTCCTGTTTTAAAGCCTCTGTGAGCATCTTTCTATCCTTTTGGCTACTACCCTAGCTGGGTATATGGTTAACATGGTCTGGCGGTCATTAAACTGGCCTTAGCGACGATTCTAATTCGTCACCGTGTCCTTAAACGCAATCATAAATTCTTGTAGGGACATTTTTTCAATTTCCGCTGGAGTGTATGAGTTTTTATCTCTTTTGGGTTTTTCCCCATTCTGGATAAGCCCGGCCAGCGTATCGGCCAAATCCGCCAGCATCACTTTGTCGCCTATCCTCGTTTTCTGGCGGATGTCTGCGATAACTTTCAGCAGCGTGAACTCATCCGTTGGTTCTGTGCTTTGTGGCTCGTACATGGTTAAATCCTTTCTAATGGTTGATAAAACTGTTGGTGAAAGTATTGTTTTCTCTCATTTTTAGCAATGATTCCGGCATTTCCTGCGAAAGGTAGGTTAGTAACGCATCATGGCTTTTCTTGCGGCGTTCCTCCTCCAGCGGCCTCTCACCCGGTCTAGGCACTCCCAAATCTCCGGTTTTCTCATTGTGAAGCACCCGCTGCTCTTTCATGGCGTTGATAATCTTCTGATTAATAAGAACCTTTATTGCTCCCTGTTCTGCCATGAGTTCGCAATGTTTGAGATATTCTTTCAGGTGCCCAGCGTCCTTTTTCCCGGTGGTTAGATGCGGGGGCACGCTGTAAGAGACATGCGCCTTGGTCATAAACTGCGCCTGTGTCATGGCCGTGCTGGACAGGTAGGTTGATAGGAACCCGCCCCACCCTTCCTCTTTTGCTATTTTTTTCAATTCAATATGGCATGTTTCTAAGTACTCTTCGGCTAGTTTTCGGGCAAGGTTTTGATGGGTGTAAATCACTATTGATTCACCAAGCACAGATTGTATTAGTTCAATGTTTTTAATGAACATTTTTTCATCAAACGTAGCCGGAACAAGCAGCGCGTTAAACCTTGTGGAATGAACACACCGCTCTAAGCACAAAACAAACGGGAGAATAAAACTATCGTCTGATTTATCAGCTATTTCACGCCTCCACCCGGTCAAACGGCCAAGGTGAAACTTGCGGGATATTGCGCTTTTCTCACTGAAACTTAGGTTATCTTCATTCTTTGCCATCTTTTTCATAAGCGATTCCTTTCAAAAGGTTTTGTGCGTTCTAAAAACTGCTCTTGTCTCTTGGCTTTTTCCTTTTTCGTCCCGTCTGCTCGCCTGATCCAGTTGCGCCATGTCGCCTCCCAATCAGTTTTTTTTCCTTTGGAGCCGGGCACTGCAAGCCAGTAATCCCGGAACACTAGGGCTTCATCAAACGTCTCGTTAATCGTCCACCCAAGCGACTCGCAAAACTCGGTGTAAAAATCTGGGACGGGCCACTCCCCATTCTCATCAGGCCCTACCGCAAAAAATTCCGGAAGGCGGGTTGCCTGTGGTTCGCTTTTTGCTTTTTTCTCCTTCAAGGGTTTTTCTGTCGTTGGTTTCTCCAGCGGAGAAACTAATACTAATGGTTCCTTTGATGGTTCTTTATGGTTAGTATTATGGTTAGGGTGATCGTCAGTCAGGGGGGTGGGTGATCGTGTGTCAGGGGTAGGGTGATCGTCAGTCAGGGGTACCCCTGATCGTGTGTCAGGGTGATCGTCAGTCAGGTGATCGTGTGTCATCTGACCATTAGTCAGAGGTTTGAGCAATACAGTTTTGTTTATAGTGTATAAAGTTGATTTGGAGTGTGGATTGTGGTTTTTTGACAAAATACCCCACGATTCTAGGTCATGAATGGCTCGATAAACTGTCCGGGTCTGTAAAGAAGTGTGGGCTGCTATTCGCTGAATAGAGGGCCACCCTTTTCCCTCTGAATTGCAATGATCGGCAATGGCGATAAGCACAAATTTCTGTGTTGTGGGTATAGCCGCTTTAAAAACTAGCGACATGATCTCGATAGACATTATTGCCTTCCTCTTCTCCCTCAATGAAAAATTTGTGGCAACCCGTCCGAGGAAGGAAAGATTGGGCTTTCGGGTGTCGACTCCCTAGCCACGTTTAAGCACTATACCAGACGGCGGTTAAAATCAAGTTAAAAGGTACAAATGTTCCACCACTTCAATCAGGTCACTGTCTGTTGTGGTAATAAAAACACCGTACTTTTCCTTGACGTAGTTGCGCTTTAGTTTGCTTTCCGCCGTGTCATAACCTTTGGTATCGTGAACGTGATAATGGTCATCCGTAACAAAAATCAGAAAGTCCGCTGTGTATTTTCCGCCGCCGGGCATGGGGAAGCTGGGTTGTTGTGGTAGCCAGCTACGAATTTTGCCAACACGCTGTAGGCCGTCTAGCCACGCCGCTGTGGCCGCCTCTGCCTTGCTGTGGTATGTCCTGCCCTCGTACTCTGTGCGTACGTTGCCGTATTTTGACCGTTTCTTAGGCTTGGTTTTTGTAAGAGCCTGATATTCAGCGGCGGTGATGCGGTCGGTCATGGCTTTTTCTCCAACATTTCCACCGCTTCACTTATTGCGGCCTGAAGGTCGCGTTCTGATTTGTAAAATAATGATTCTGCTGCTTTATGCGCTTGCAACGCATTAAGTAAAAACAATGCGTTTTCAATAGATTCTTGACGAATAAAAGGCTGCAATGCCTTATCAGCCAAGGCTTTTAATACCCAAAGAGCTTTGTTTTCTGTGTCGGTCATGGCTTGCCTCGCAACATATGAACAAAAAATACAATGTTTAAAATTAGTAGGATGATTGCCAAAACCATTAACGGCGTACCTTCAAGATGTCGGACTAAAGGCCCATAGTTTGTAAATGCGGCTGGTGTTGTGCTCATGGCTATTCCTCCCCGGCCTTGCGGAGGATTGCTCTGGATGTGAGCTTGCGTTTTAAATCTACGAATTGCTCGAAAACGACATCAATCTGAACCTGCAACTCATCCAGTCGTTTTTTAACAATCCAAGTAAACGCGGCAATCGCCGGAACAAGGGCAGCGGCGGCGGCTAGTGCGATTATTTCGATCATAAATTCCCCCATTGTTCTGCCATTGCGGCAATTCCATTCATCCATTTTCGAAATTCTGCTGCCGACATATCGCTCTTCGCCCTGTTGCACACAAAACAGCACGGGAGAACATTCGATTCCTCATATCCTACGGCATTGTCGGATCGGTCAATTCCGTTATATTTAAACGGGGTTTTAGTGTTCTTTGTAATCTTCTCATTACTTGAGAGTGCCCCGCAGTAATAGCAGGGCTTTGAAATGATGGAGCGCACATATTCACGGTCAAGATTCCACGACAAGCCGCGGTTAGCAGCGTGCCGTTTATATCCAAGGATAACAGCGGTCAATTCCCCGCCGTTATCAGGCTTGCGCTTTGTTGCCTTCGCCTCTTTCGCTAAACAGCCACAACTCCTTGTGTTTCCGCTGCGTAACAAAGTGCCCTGCACAGTCTTTTCGTTTCCGCAATCGCAACAAACAAGATAGTGCCGACGCCACCGCTTGTCATGATGGGAAAACGATACAACCGTGAGACGATAAAATCTATCTCCCGATTCAACTAGATGTTTGCTGTTATTTGCTGGCATAGCCGTACTTTAATAGATATTCAGAGTTATCACAAATGAATAATGAGTACTGTTCTGCTATTGCATCGGCAATGCCTTGGCAAGTACGGCTGCGCTCTTTCCAGCGGTTCGGCCCTGGCGGCATACGATGCACCTTTGCCTCGCGTCCCTCGACTATGTTTGTTGGGGTCAGTTTTGGCAGCCCTTTAAGCCATAGGCAGGTTGCTTTGGTTTCGCCGTGCCCAAATTGCCAAGGCTGGACGATCTGATCGGGCTTACGAATCTTGCTGGAGATGATGCTAATAGGGTTTTCTATGGCAATCCTGGGAATGGGTGCCGCCATCAAACACCGCACAAAGTCCAGTGCTTCCTCTTGCTCTTTCTGCTTGTCCTTAAACCACCGCGCACCGCTGACGGCTAGGTGCGTGCATGGCGGATGAGCAATCATCATATCCCAGCCGTCGCCTAGAATATCCTGCACGTCTCCTTGATAATGCGGCCCAGGCGTTTCCGTTGGCAAGAGGTCACAGCTTACAGCGTAATGTCCCCGCTTCCGGAAGGAATCGCGAACCGTGCCGCTAAATTCGCAGGCGACAAGCACTTTCATACAAACAACTCCGGCAATTTAGGTTGGCCAATTTCGGCGGCGTATAATTCCAAGATAGCGGCCAGTTCCTCGGCTTTGGCAGGATCGGCGGCGCGCAGCTTAATGAGCCGTTTAAGAACCTTTAGATCGTAGCCGTCCGCTTTTGCCTCTGCAAAAACCTCCTTGAGGTCTTGCTTGAGAATCGCCGCGTCTTCATTGATACGCTCGACGCGCTCAACAATGCTGGTTAGCTTGCTATTGGGGATGGTCATGGTCATTCCTTTTCAAAAAAATCTTTAGGTTTAACTTTGTCATTTGTGGCTTTCATAATTTTTTGCATCATTGACCACGATGGTTTTTTTACACCATGCAACATTTGGTTTAAATACGCCACATTACAGCCAATTTTTTCAGCAAGTTCCGTCTGTGTCATCTTTTCCCGTTCTTTATAATCTATAAGTTTCATAAACACCTCTTAATTATGTGTACACCATTAATGTATTTTTGCCAAGGGCAAATATTTTTTTGCTGTTAGCAAAAATAATTGTTGACAATAGCCATAGCGGCACTATTATGGGGGCAAGAGAAAGGAACGCCCTTATGTCGCCAGAAGCCTACGAAAACGCTCTTGATCGCCAGTACGATGATCACGTTGCTGAAATGGAAGAAATGGGTTTTTATAAAGAAGCCGCCGAATGGTACGCCTATGAAGATTTCAACGACACCCGGATTGACAATCTTCAGGATTATTTTTTCAACGAAGACGTGTTCCAGAAATCCGAAGCCCTGCGGTTGCGGGATGGCATCGGCCAGCATTCATGGTCAGCGCTAGATAGCGTCCTAACCCACGGCACAGACAAAGAAATTGCCGATTATATGCGCTCGATTCGGGATGTTGTAACCAAGAAAGCTGACCTGATTAAAAGCCGCCGCATCTGGCGGGCTTTAAACGCCCCGCTGCCCTGGGAGGTGCGGCCATGAACCCCGCACAGAAACTTATCGACAACGCCAACTGTATTTCACTTTCCCTAAAAGGTTTGTTTATGGAGCGAGAATTGCAAAGTATTTTTCTTAAAAACTTTGATCTAGTTGGCGATGAAAAAATAGACGCACAGTTAAGATTAAAAAACCTTAACTGGCAAATATCAAGGATAGCCCAAAAATTAGGAGTAGAGTCATGAACACAAACAATAAACCATTAAAAATTTTCGACAAACAAGAATTGTATCATTATGTTGATGGGGTAAAAACTCTTGGCAAAAACCCCGAAATGGAGGGCAACTGCTCAGGGCTACGGGGCATCTGCACAGGGCTACGGGGCGACTGCACAGGGCTACAGGGCGATTGCACAGGGCTATGGGGCGACTGCACAGGGCTACAGGGCGATTGCACAGGGCTATGGGGCGACTGCACAGGGCTACAGGGCGATTGCACAGGGCTATGGGGCATCTGCACAGGGCTACGGGGCGACTGCACAGGGCTACAGGGCGATTGCACAGGGCTACGGGGCGACTGCACAGGGCTACAGGGCATCTGCACAGGGCTACGGGGCATCTGCACAGGGCTACGGGGCGACTGCACAGGGCTACGGGGCATCTGCACAGGGCTACGGGGCGACTGCACAGGGCTACAGGGCGATTGCACAGGGCTATGGGGCGACTTAGACCTGATAACCACTAAGCAACGCGAGGAAAATTCCTATATCCTTTTTTATGGGGAGGTGCAGTCATGAACACAAACAACCACCGTTTTGTTAGCTGGGAAAAAGAGGCCAACGGCACACAGCTAACGCCAGACGAGATGCTGCACAGGATGACACTGAAAGCTAAGGCCGCCCGTGACGGCGAGGGTTTTCATGCTTACTCGCAGCATCTTATGGCCGACGGCAAAGTGTTTGAACGCAAACACAGTAATTCAAAAATTTGGCTTGCCGTTGCCTTGGCAATGATTGCCGGAAGCGCAATAGCCGTGTTGGAAATATCCGGTTGGTTGCCGCAGATGCTTCCCACAGCATTAGGTGGGGGTTCACTGTGATTATTCTTCGCCAGTTCTGGTACTACAGGCGGTTGCGCTTTCCACTGCGCCTAGCTTGGAGATTTGCCCTTAAAACCCTAGGCCACGCGCCGCATCAAAGGAGACGTTAAAATGACTATCACATACCACGCCGACGTTTTCCAAGGATCGGAAGAATGGCTTGCATTGCGCTGCGGTGTTTTAACGGCAAGCAAGATGAAGGATATTTTGACTTCTACATTTAAAATTGCTGATAACAAAACGTCTCGCGATCTTGTTTTGGAAATAGCCGCACAACGCATCACCAACTACATCGAACCTGAATATATCACCGCTGATATGATTAGAGGCCAAAACGACGAAGCTTTTTTCAAAGAAGAGTATTATTATAATTATGGAAAAAACCTTCACGATATTGGCTTTATTACTAACGACAAATGGGGTTTTACCATTGGTTATTCCCCAGATGGCCTTGTAGGAACCGAAGGCCTTATTGAGGGAAAATCGCGCAAGCAAAAGTTTCAATTGCAAACCATTGTTGATGGCGTTGTCCCAGACGAGTTTAAAGTTCAAATTCAAACAGGGCTTTTGGTTTCAGAGCGTAAATGGTGCGACTTTGTTTCATACTGTGGGGGGATGCACATGCTTGCACTTCAAGTAGAGCCAGACCTTGAAATACAGGGCGCAATTATTGAGGCCGCAACACGCTTTGAACAGGCCGTTTCTGAAAAAATAGAGCAATTTAACGCCCGGTTAAAAAGCAATATGCGGCTTACTTACTCAAAACGCAGAGTCATAGAGGAGATGATCTAATGAGTGACATGCTACAAACCATAGTCCCAAAAAGCGACCAGCTTAATGCGGACGATTTTTTAGGCAGAGAGCCTAAGACAATAACAATTACCAGTGTAAAAGTAACGCCGGGTGTGCAACAAGCGGCAACGGTGAACTTTGAAGGCGACAATGGGAAGCCGTGGAAGCCATGCAAAACAATGTGCAAAGTTCTTGTGCTCATTTGGGGAAAAGACAGCAAAAATTATATTGGCAAAAAACTTACTTTGTACCGTGACCCCACTATTAGATACGGCAAAGACCAAGTTGGTGGAATAAGGATCAGTCACATGAGCCATCTTGAAGAAACCAAAACACTAGCTTTGACCGAGACAAAAGGGAAGGCACGTACATGGGTTATACGCCCCCTAGAAGAACCCAAGATTGACCCCGCTGTAAAGGCCGCTGGTGACAATGCAGCCGGGCAGGGTGTGGTTGCGTACCGGACGTGGTTAGAGACGCTGGAGCCTTCTGTAAAGCAGACTGTGCGGGGTTTCCACAAGGAATGGTCTGCAACGGCCAAAGCATACGACGAAGCAATAGTTAACAGCGAAGAGGTGCAGCTATGACAAGATGGGAGCAAATAAAATGCTCACTAGGTTTACACGATTGGGGAAAATGGAGAGCTATAAGTATTGATTACGAACTGACTGTACAAGTACGAAACTGCCAACGCTGCAACCTACAGGAAAAAAAGCCATGACCCCCTACGAACCCAACCCCGCCAAGGCAATATCCGATTGCAAGGGCGATATAAACAAGCTGGCGATGGAGTGCGAGATTGCAAAGTCTGGCTTGGCATTCGCTTTAATTCACATTGAGAAAATGCTTGCTAACCCTGTCAACCCTATTGATTCTACTATGGCTCGTCATTTTCTTGACGCGGCTAAAAACAAGCACCTCCATATTGATTATCTGGCAAAAAAATATGAGAAAGCTTTGTCCCATATTGAGGCGTTGCTTATTGAGTTATATGGAGACGGACTTTTAGAGCCTCCCTTGTGGACTCTTTCGGCACAGAACGCGCATACGTTTCTCAACGCCGCTAAATTTAAAAATGGAGAGGTATCATGAACCACCAAACCGCAGAAACCAAACTAGAGTTTTCCCTACGCGAACAGGAACGCGAACGCATGGAAAAAGAGCAGGCACGGTTTTACTTGAGCCGCCTGATTAAAATAATCAAAAGCTGTCCGCCGCACGTTGCGTTTTTTGTCGCCAGTACACCAGAGTTTGAGGCCGCCGATTCGTACCTAAACCCGCCAGTGGTTAAGAAACTGTACGCCAATGATGAAGAGGGGAGAAATTGAGATGAGCGAAAAATTAAAACCATGCCCGTTTTGCGGTAGCGAGCCAAAGTTCTGGGATGGTCTCGGCACACAAGCAGACTTAACCTGTGACGGTTGCATTGTTGCCTCTGTCAATATGCAAGTATCTGATTGTTTAACGCAAGATGAAAGATTCGGTAACGCTGGGCAGGGGTTTTCTTTTATAGGTGAGCCTCACTACCGCTACGAATCAAAGGCAATCCAACGTGTAAATGAGAAAATGACTAAAATTTGGAACACACGTTTTCCACAGTCCCCTAGCTCAACGGTGGAGCACCCGGTTGATAACCGGGAGGTTAGCGGTTCGAGTCTGCTGGGGACTACCACACAGGAAAAAAAACCATGAGACACACACTTAGAGGCGTTTTAATGGCCCTTCGTACCCTTCCAGAGTCTTATCAGGACACGGGCTTTTGTGATGTGCGGGTGGCACCGGATGGTGACGCGATAATTGTTGCCACGCGAGACTACCCGGCAATGTATTTTCGGCAAGGGACATGGGAAACCTTGGTTGTCAAACACCGGGATAAAGTTGCTTTTGATAAGGACTTTAATTTTTCAGTAACAAAAAAACCAGACGAAGCTAACGAAATAGCAACCATTTTAATGGATTGTAACAACCTCATCAACCAAGCCGCCAACCTCCGGGCAAAACTGGAAGAAATGCGGGAAATATTAGGAGTAGAGTTATGAGTACCACCGTAGACTTAAACCGCCAACGCTCATCGCCTTTGTGGTGGATGCTTAAGACAGGCAGCCGTATTGCTGGTGCGGTCATCGTGGCCGCAACTATTGTCACTCTATGGGCCTATACAGGCAACTGGGCATGGACGCGGTTTGTTTCGCCGACGGCGGAACTTATCGGTGTCCGAGCCGTGCAGTTTGCTGGACGGGAGATAGTTGCCGAATCCGTGCAGATAGCCTCCGTCAACCCGGCCACGGATAGCAACACCCGGCTGCGGAATCTTGATGTAGAGCTAGAGCAAGCAGTTAGGAGGGGTAAGTGAGTAAGTTTCGCAAGAAACCAGTCATTATTGAGGCTACACAGTAGTTCGAAGCTGGGGATCACCCGAAAGTAATTCACATCAAAAACAGATACTGCATACCAACGCCTGAAGGGGAAATGACTGTCACCCCGGGAGATTGGATTATTACAGGTGTTAATGGTGAACACTACCCATGTAAGCCTGATATTTTTGCAAAAACATACGAACCTGTAGGAGAAAATTAACGATGACTAACAACTCACCATCACTTGGTAAACTAACCGCCTGTTTTACGACATATGACGGTGTTGTCGAAGATTATCATATTGCCTCACAAGAACGCGGGTCATACCCAAGTATTGCACAGCTCGATCGTAAAATAATTGATGGTGACAAACCATTCACACCAGAACAGATAAAATTCTATGCAGAATTGTTTGCCGAAGCTGGAAACGTGTACCACAAAACTGGTTTAACACCATTGCAATTATTAGAAAAATTAAAGGAGCAATAACCATGTACATTACAGAAGAAAAACGACAGCTTTATGTTCCTTTGCAGGCCGAAGCTATTTTTCACACCAAAACAGGGATTGTTGTTTTTGTCGGGGCTGAACTTGGCGACGACATGGACAATATCCTTTGCCGGAAGGGATGTATTGAATTGCCAATGACGGATATTATTAACGATGCTGTAAACGACATTGTTCAAAATAGCGACGAAACCCAGCGATACGCAGCCCAAAAAACCATTGCGGCGTATTTGAGAATGCTGGCGGCAAATTTAGAAGTGGAAGGGCAAGAGCCATAACCCACCCCTTCACCCTAGCCGCCCGTGCCCCGCGCAAGTGCGGTATATGCTTCACGGTGTTTACCCCACCTAGGAGGCATTCTCAATACTGCACGGTCGATTGTGCAAACATTGCAAGCAGTCAAAATCAAACAGGGAAACCAAAAATGACCATTGTTAAAAGACCAAAGATATATCCCAAAATATGCGCTCATTGCGGCACAGCTTTTAAAGCTGAAAAAAATAAATACAAATTTTGCAGCAAGCTTTGCGCCGCGAAAGGTCAAGACCGTTTTGCTAGGATAAGCCAGGCAACCTCAAAATCTTATACGTTAGAGCCGTCGGATATTTGCAGGGACAAAAGCTTTTATTTAGAAAAGGCAAAAGCGTTGCTGGCCGCTGTAGAAAGTGGTTCAATAAATTTGCTATTTGTCGGGCAAGAAATGAAAAACGCAATTTCAAGAGCGCAAGATTTAGTAAATAGGAGTAATGGGATATGAGTAACTGGACAAATTTAAATTCCATAATTCAGTTTGACAATTATGAATTTAAAAGAATTTTAGAAAAATTAGAAAAAACAGAACCAGACGATGAACCGTTGCATATTTTAAGCATTCTCGAAGAATGCGATTATTGGTATGCGGTGAATTGTTTAAACACAATTAAAAATTATAATGGCATTGCTGATTTTGCTATAAAATGTGCGGAATCGTCTATTGAATTTTATAAATTAATGTTAAAAGATTGCTCTTACCTATCAAACTTCATTGAAAAGGCAAAGAATAGAGAAATTAATTTTTATTGCCTCAAAGATTTAAAGAGCCATGCCAATAATCTTTTTCTAAAATATGGTTGGGGTTGTTACGAAAAAGCTACCGAGTCCGTCATGCATGCTTGCATGAGTTCTTTTTACGCGCAAAGAAAAGACGTTACCCTAACATGGAAATGGGCATACCGGGCTGCTGGAGATGCTATTAAAGCCGCAAGTCATGAAGACCGACCTTTCCGGCCCGTCCTCGAAGAAAATGAATATGAAAAACAAAAACAATTTTTTAAAGAAATATTTAAGGAGAGGTTATGAACATCACCCCATGCCCCGTACAGGCCATTGTCATTGAGTGCCGTCTAAACCAACTTGATTATTTAAAAAAAGAATACAAAAAAATGATTTTAAAAACAGAAAAACTAAAATTAAATCTTTCTTATAAGAATAAAATTCTAAAAACAAAAAAAGAAAAAACAATGCCTTCTATTATAAAATGCACTTCGCCTTTTGAAAAATATGGGTACGACGAAAAAGGGAACCTTTGGAAAAACTTTTCTCAAAAGGGTTGGAAAGCACTAACCCCGCAAAACTATTATTTCGGCTCCGGAGCCTATTACGTCATTGCTATCCGTGGCGTTCAATACTGTTTTTACTCTAACACAAAGGTTTTTAAAGAGGTAGGGAAATGAATTTAGACACTTTTTTTGAAGAAACCACCATAGGCCGCGCATTGTGCGTAGCTTTTGGCCTTGTAGGGTTTTACTTTGTTTATTGCTTCTTCTCGGCGATGTCTGTCCTGCCCATTGGCACGGATAAAGATCAAATTAAATTTGATTATTACGGAGATAGATTCATTCTTGGATACGTTCTCGCCTTAGTCGGGTCAATGATTGGACACTTTTGCAAAGGCTTTGGCATTATGACTGCCCATGAATGGGACATCGGCGGTCACATCATAAAATTTCTTGGCCTGTTCATCACAGTTGTGCCTGTTTTGGTTGTGAAGCTCACAGGCATTAGCAGTGGGCCTTGGGGGTTGTTGCTACTGCCAGCGTCCTTGGTTTTTCTTTTGTGTGTAGTTGATAAAGAACATAATCCGAGGTTGTGATATGACTCCAGAACAGCTAAGCTTGTGTATTTTGAACATGAATCTTTTTGGAATAAAATAAAAAAGGTTTTTAAAGAAGTGAAGAAATGAAACTAACCCCCATACATCGCCCCTCTGCCGCCCTCCTAGTTTGGCTGGTTTTTATGCTACCTCCCCACGCCTTTATACTTTTCAAAAGTTCTCATTGAACCTAAGCCCAGCATCCCCAATAGCACCGTGTAAAGCGCGTCCATATTGAAAGTTGGCAACGTCACCGGGTGGCCTGTAGCGGCCAGAATAAACGCCAACAACGGTTGCGCCACGAAATGATATGCAAAAGCAATGCCGCACACCCAGCCTATCCAAGGCCGCCATCCTGCGACAAACAAACTGCTGCTTCCGGCCTCCGCTTGATTGACTTCGATTTGCCCTTTGGCGAGTTCCGTTTCAGCGGTAAGTTGCGCCAACTCCCCAGTTTGTTGCATCTTGAGCAGCTCTAGTTTTGCTGCGGCGGCTTGTGTTGCGTCGGGCCACAGGCGGTCAATCAGCTTGCCGCCGATGTCTAGTGCCGCGCTGATGGGATCAATCGCCATTGTCCTAACCTTTCATCTGGAAGTGGGGAAACTCAACAAACCTTGACCCCGGCGCGCCGTACCAATTCAAGCCAAGTCCCATACCAATTTTACCTAATTCCTGCCATGCGGGATGACCAGCGTCCCATTGAGGTTTGCCGTCCACAAGGGGCACCACGTCAAAGGCTTTCGCTGCGGGCTGGCCGTCCAGCGTGAAATTGTGCGCCGACTGCCCGGCCTTGGCGTTTGTCACAATACGCCCCGGCGTTGTGCGCCCTTGGGCATAGAGCGCGTCCTGCTCGGCGTTGCTGCGGTAGGTGCAAGTGATGAGCACGTCAATATCCTGCTTCTCGGCCTGCGCTAGAAACGCCCGGCACAGCGGCTGTAGGTCTGGGTGTAGGTCTTCGATTTTACGACTGGCCATATATTAATCCAATTTGTAATCTTTGACGTGCAATATATTTTTTTCATCTTTGTACATAACAACTGCGTTTATCAGCAGCACTTCCTTATTTAAATACTCATCCGCAAGAGCATCAAAAAACTTGGTGGCGCGGGTATCTACTGGCTTTCGGTAGTTCTCTAGGTCAATAACATTGCCGAGGTTGTCATTTGCTATAGTAGGCACCATACGCAGTTCCTCCAAGGTCTCCACGGCTTGCCTTTATTGGCGCGGATTTTCTCCGCTTTAGCACGCGAGATAAAGCGCACCTCAAAGCCTCGTTTAACATCAAAACCGTTTATCTCATTGCAAAATCCATTGCGGAACCCATAAAACCGCCCGTCTATCTCAATACACGTCTGTTTAAGATCGCCGCCTAAAAGGCACGCCAGCACGTCTAGAAACGTCTTGGGTGTTTTGTAATAGGCCACACAATCGGATTGCTCGCGGCCAAAGCGTACAATCGAATTTAAGCCTATCAGGGCTAGGATCGTTGTCTCAATAATGGCCCACCAAGGATGGTAGATGAAAACCCCGAAAATCATTCCTACAAGCTGGTCTGTCACCCATACTACAGCCATTAGCGCGATTGCCGCGCTTAATATCCTGTCCCGCGTTTTGGTGACTCCACACGCTCCTGCCAAGGCCAAAGCGAGCAACGTCACCAAAATACCAAGGAAATATATATCAGGAGTGCCCTCACCGAGAAAGTCTGCCAAGTGAGGCAAAAACAATCCGGCAAGGGCAACCAGGTGCAGCATTAAGACTTTTTGCCGGGCTTCTTGGCTGGTGCGGGTTTTTTATTCTCGCCTAGCCGCCTTGCCATTGATTTAGGTGGGGCTTTAAATCCGCCGTTTGCGCGTGACATAATTTTCTCCTTATTACGGCAAAAAACTATTAGCGGCAGTGCCAACAGCCGTGCCTATTTTATGTGCATACTTTAAACTCATTGTGCCGACAAGTAAAAGTATTGTTGATAAACATAGAGAAACAATGCTTGCCCAATAAGCAATACGCTGCCTGTCTTGCAATAAACGAATAGCATCGTCTTGTTTTGCTTGTTCAGATAATAATTTAGGTAAAAATTTTTCCGCAAAAGAATTTTCTAGTTTAAGAATTTCAACACGCAAGTCCTTTACAGATTCTGCCGTGGCCATACTATCCATCTTGTCGTCAATCTCATCAAGGCGTTTCTCGATTTTATCCAGCGTTTTGCCTTGCTCGGTGATCAATGTTTCGGTGCGCGTAATGCGCTCAAGGTGCACAACTTCAACCACGTTTTGCCTCCTTAAACCGTTTATAAACGCCGATTACTAGAATAATACAGAGCAATACAGTTAAAAAGCCGGGCGCAGTGGTAAAGAAAGCGCCGATGCTCCAAAAAGTAATATCTATTACACTATCCCTCCATTTTCCTCCTTGATAAAGATCGTAAACTTCCTTGCCGATGGCAAACATAAGCACCACGGTAATGTTAAAATTGATCATGCCGACGACACCAAGTCCAAAATGACCAAGCTGGTTTAAAGACCATGTGTACCAGTCACGGCCTTGGTCGTCTGGTTTGCCTAGCTCTTTCGTGACGGTAGTCCAAAGGGTTGTCATACGATGGCCGACGCTGCTATGAAGAAGTCATGCACGTCTTCCGGTGCAACACCAAGAGCGGCAGACACTAGCGGAACAAGAGCTTCATCTTCTGCAACCTCGGTGAAATTAGCCCATTTACCCCGTGCAAGTCCATCGTTTGGGGGTGTAAGCGAATCAAACGCCGTTGCCAACGCCGCAGGAAGGAGCGCACGGTTAGCGGCTTGCTCGGCGGTGACGTAACCGTTCTCTTGCAATACGGTGAAAAACTGCACGGCAGAAACCACATAAACATACGCCAGGGGCGCATAATCGGGGGCGTAGGCTGCAATTTCTGTTGCCGTAGTAAGCGCGTCCAGTGCCGGGATGGCCACTTGCGGCACGTCATCCAACTTAGTGTTCCATTCCCCCGCTTGGCGTTCCAATCCCCGATTCCTCTTATTATTGCCTTTTGCCGTGGCGACGTTGCAATAACCGTACAAAGCATCCCGATGCGCCCGTATCAACGCCAGCCGCGCCGTGCGTAGGGCGGCTAAATCAGCAACCCAGTCAGTGCCGTCCCATGTGTAGGTTACTGGCAGGGATTGGTCAGGGAGATTGACGGTTACGCCAGCAGGGGCGGAGACGGTAACACCGGAAACAGTTAGGTTCCCCGATGGCCGCTGCGTGACTTCCGTGTCGGCGGGGCTAATAGGGTCGCCCTCGTAATAACCAATTTGGGGATTGATATAATAGCCCATGTTACCAAATCCTTTCGACAAGTATTTTATAATTCCAATTTGCACTTGTGGCTGCCCCGCCATTGCCTGTAGATGCGTTTTGAACAATAAGAGCGGTAGCTGGGCCGGTCGTAAAACTTACAATATTGCGAGTTGCACGCATGTTTACGCCAAAAGATTCCGATGCGTTACCCACTGACGGATTATAGGCAATTTGCCCAACAAGATAGCCCAATTCAGCTATTTTGTTTATAAGTATCAGCCTGTTTGTAAGATAATCATTAATACCTAGGTTATGAGCTTTGTTGATTATTGTCGATAGCCCCGGAAGATTAATGTTTAACCCACTATCAAAATACCCATTCACCGCATACGCCACGCTGCTCGTAATCGTCGCCGTGCTTGCCTGCACCTCACCCACAAACACCTTGTACGTCTGCGGCGCGGTGCTGCCGTTGCCATAATAGCCTTTAGCTTCGGTGATGTTGTACGTGAACTGGTTGGCCGTGGTGGGCGGCGTGCTGCCCTGCGTATAAATAGGCGGTAACAGCGTCCGGCCAGTGGTCAACGTGCCGTCAGTGCCAACGTCAACCCAGAGGAAGTTTGTGACCGTGTAGGAGCCTACGGGTGATGCGTTTGCGCCGGGATCAGCAGCCATGACGTAGGTGTAGGTGTTTGGTCCCGTCACGGTGATAGGATA